TGTTGAACCTGGAAATTCAGGATTAGTTGTTCCGTCTGACATAGGGGCCATATTTAAATTCCATGTATCTGACATAACACTTCCATCAAAACGTCTTATACCTTTTCTTCTAAATGGTGTTTCTCCTCCCTTATAATATGGTTTATCTTCCGTTTCCTTATAAAACGGCATTGTATTACCATAATTAAAATATGGTCTATCTTTAGTCCATACTCTTGCATATTCAACTCCTATATCTCTACCTGAATTATCTATATATTTTACACCTGAACCTCTTGATATTAATGTGTCTCCATCTTTAAAATATCTACTTGTTTGATCTATAACGTGACCGATATGTGCTAAAGAATCTCCACCATTTTGTGGTTTTGAATCTAATATTTGTTGAGTAATTTCTAAAATTGAATCTGGCCTAAATTTATATCTTGTAGATAAATCTTCATTAATATTTTGTAAATTTACACCTTTGGTTGTTCCATTTTTACTAGCCCATGTTAATTTACCACCTATTTTACCTCCCTGTGTAATATTTTTATTACTATGAAAAAGTTCAGCAGCAATCGTATCAAACATTAATGAAAGATAATAACTACTTCTTATTGGTCTACCACTAAATAAATCAGTAGTGGCGTTTTTAACATTATTTGCTCTATCATCTCCAATATATGCGGCTCCGGCTGGTGCCTCAACACCTAATATACTTTTAACACCTTGAGCAACCATACTCGGTATTCTACCTAATCCGGTTGACATTTGAGATCTTGCACCTGTTGTATAGTTAGGAGCATAAGCGTTGAAACTTAATAAATCAAATAATCTATACTTTGTGGCGTCTCCCATATTTTCAATTAATATGTCGGACGGTTTTCTTGTTGGTAAAGGTCTTCTTTGAATACCTACAATTGAACCTAATACCCCCGTTAAATCTTGCCATACCTTAGTTCCCGTAGAAACGTCTGTAGGTCTTACATTAATGGGTGCTCTTGGGTTTGTTAAGTAATCACCAGGTATTGTACTAAACGGTAATTGTGTTCCCGCCACGGTACCTAAAAAATCAATTCCTTTACCTAATATACTTCTAGATGCGGTAATTTTTTCATTACCCTCAATTAAAGGTTGTTTACCTCTAATGATGTTTATTAGTGTATTAGTATTACCCAATAACGCTTCCCCTATTTTATTTTTAGCAACCGTTGCGGTATATAAATTTTGATTAATTCTTGCTAAAACGGGACCATTGTTATTGGTTCTAATATTATGTGCTGCAAACTTAAATAATTCGGATTCTGTATCATAACTTCTAGTGGCCATAATACTAATCAAATTTTCGTCCGTCTTTACAAAATATGGATATAAATTTAAATTTGCTCTTCTTGGTAAATCTGCGATTGTTTCTTTAATGAAATATTCAGTTGGTTTAAAAATATTAGATTTTTGTGGAACCAAAAGATCGTTCTTTCTATTGTCGTCGACTTGAGGAAGTAATAGATTTGGACTGTCTCCTAATGTTTGAATACTATAATCATCACTTTTAAAGGTTTTAGGAGACGGACTTCTTCCGTAAACAGGATCTAAGGTCCTATTTAACATTCTATCTCTAATGTCCTTAGTAGCGTCAAAACTTAAGTATTTTGGCATTATCTTCTTTTATCTATAAATAGATAATATATGATTTTAATTATTTTTTATTGTGTAACATAATATAAGGAGTTCCTTTAACATTAACCGCTGGTTCCATGTTAAATCCTTTATTTGTAACTTCTATTTGTGATTTTATAACAAATTCATTTGTTCTAGGATTTGATCTTTCGTAATAATCTTTTTTCTCTTTATCATAAGCCTCAAGACGATTTCTTCCAGTTTCATCTCCTGTGAGATATTTTCTTAAATTCTCTGCTTGTTTGTTCATCGCATTCTCTAAAACTGAACTATAACCTCCTATAGTTTTGGCAAACTTATCTATTTCATTACCGAAACTTGTCGGTATACCTTTTAATATTTTATCTGAAAAGTCTGTTGCATATTTTAAATTATCTTGTGCTATTTTTTCTATAGAAATAGTTCCTTTATATCTTTCGTCATTATTCAGACCTTCATTTCTTCCAAATGAACTATCTTTTACGTTCTTAACACTTTTTAGACCTGCACCTTGCATCACATTTAATATCTGTTTAACTGTAGAAAATTGTTCTTTGGCAATTTGCTCAGGGCTCATATTCTCGAACGCCTTCCTATTTTCTTTTAACACATCTATTTGTGCTTGTGTTAATGAATCTAATGTAACTTCTGTTTGTTTACCAAATTTATCCGATAAACTTTCAGGTATGGTAATTGACATTTTACCATCCTTCATTTGTGACATATTTGTAAGAAACTCTCTATCCTTACTATTCATATCAAACCCTTTAGCTAATAAAACGTTATTAGCTAGTATTCTTTCTTGAGCAGCAATTGCTGTTTTATTTAAATCACCGGTTGACATACCTAATTTATCGGCCATCTCTTTTGCTCTTCTTAAATTTGCACCCGTAACTTCAAATTTTCCTTGCTCCTTATTGTATGTCGCTAAACCACCCGCAGCACCAATTAACGCATCTTGTAAACCTTCAACGTTATTTGTTGCCATATACATTAACTTAAGTGGATCATTAAAATCACCAATTGCACCACCTAATACTTGTAAATTTGCAGTTAATTCAATTGCACTATCAGGACTCATAACTTTATCCGCAATCTTAAATACGTCATTCATATTCGTTCTAAATTCAAGAGATTTTTGTATCATTCTATTTAATCCTTGAACACCGTTAGAAAACCCGTATTCGTTTAATTTACCTATATCCGTTTTCAACATTTCTGTTGTTTTCTTTGCATTTAAACCTAAAGAAATTGAAGATCTACCTGCCGTATCAATTTTTAATAAAGTATCTGCAGCACCAAATCCCACTTTTTCAAATTCACTCATCGTCTCCGACATATCTCTTAAAGAACTACCAAACGCCCTAGTTGTCACTAAAGAGTTTTCCATTGTTTTTTGAGATAATAAGTTAAATCTACCGGATTTTTCACCCAACCCCGTAACTAATTCCCCCAAATTTTCCATATCAAACCCTAAGGTTGCTGCCATAGGAACGGTCTCTAATATGACATCTCTATATGCTCTCGATAGTTCTCCTGTAATACCTATTTTTTCATTAATAGTTGTATGTAATTGAGACTCTCTTTCTAATTGTTTGAATATTTCCTTTTCAAGTGTTAATAATGTTGTTGCAGGATTTAATAATCCCTTCATGTCAACTTTAAATTCACTACCCATTTCTGATTTTGATGAAACACTTTTTGCCATTGCATCACCGACATCTATTGGGTTTGTTAAACTTCTATATGCATTTTGTGTAGTTGATGTAGTATTTGATTGTATTGATCTTCCGTATCTAGATTGTCTACCGATCCAACTCTGTGTTGCAGGATCATTTCCACCATCATTCATATAAGCACCAACAGCAGAATTTTTATCTGCATAATTGTTTACGTAATATTCTTTATCTCTTACCGCCATACCTATAAATACTATTGAGTATTATTTTCCAACTCAATTATGTAATTTACATAATATCTACGTAAGTGAACCGGCATTGTTAATAAATCACCGTAAGAAAACCCTTTTTTAATTAAAAATAATATTTCGTCTAACTGTCCTTTCTTATAATCCATAGAAAGGGCGAAAAAACTCTACCCCAAATCCAATTCTAACTTGGACATCTTCTCCTGATGGGGTTCTTACTGTTTGGGTTAAATCTAACCCGGGTTTATTATCTTTTACAAATTTCCTAAAATCTTGTGAATCTTTAATTGGCATGGTTTCAATAAAACCTCTAATTTTTAATGCGTCTCTCACCCCACCAACAGATTTAATCATCATCTCAAGTTGTTTGGTTATAACAGGTGCAACACCATTACCATTCCAACTCTCTTTAATTTTTTCAATTTCATCTTCTTGTTTTTGTGTTAAAAACTTGAACGTGATTTCTGTTTTACTTTTTTCTAAATAATGACCGTATTCTCCGTTTGTATCTTCTACTAAATTAAAATCTTTTATTTTTAATGAACCTAAATCTACCTCAACGGTAAATTCATTTCCAGTTTTATCGTCAGTAATTGTTAAATTATAATCAGAACCAAATGCGGTATTTCTTAAAAAGATTAAAATTGCTTGTCTATCTTCCTCAACAATTTCTTCTATGTTTAAATCTTTATCTAAAATTTTTCTTTTTAAAAGTTCAGTAATAACGGTATTTGTATTTAAAAAACTTGGAGATGATAAAATGTTCTCATCTGAAGCTGTTAAATAAGCTACTCTTACAGATTTTTTCTTATTAGTATAATGAATACCTTTACTTGGTAATTCTATTACATCATAGGCAATTGTCGGGTCAATTCTTGTTTCTTCCATAATACTATAATTTACTTAATAACTAGTTCAAAGTAAAGTTTTTAAAAAAGAAAAACCGATAATCTTGTGAACTATCGGTTTTCGTATATGAAAATCTGTAATATTAGTATATCAAAATACATCTATCCATTCTCAAAGAACATGTGATATTAGCCAATTCATCTCTGTTATAGTCTAATTCACCAAAGTTCAAGTCAGTTAAGAAACAGTTTTCTAATAACCATTTTTCAACTACCACTCCTGTTGGATCTAACATCTCCAATTCAATATCCTTTTTATAACCTGCGGCATAACCCATACGACCTGTTACTGATTCAGCATGTAAACGGAACCATTCCATTAAAGCTTGAGAAGCTGAAGGTCCAATTGGATCTCTAAAAGTCATTTTAATTTCATTCCACTCAAATCTACCTGCAACATATGTTGATGTGTTCAGGAAAGGAATTGCAACTGAATTAATTTTAGCACTTGGTCTTGACGCGGCAGATACATACCATTCGTTTATACCCAAAGATGAGTTGAATCTTACGATAAATCGGTTGACCCTTTTTGGTTCGTAAGGTGTCGGCATTTTCATTAATAAATCGGCCATATTGTGTGTTTGTTAAGTTTTGTTAGTTATTTACTTTCTAATAAATATATCCAAAAGGAAAATAATTTTATTTTGAATTAATTATCTCAAAAAGGTTGTTTATGTCAATTATTTTTCGTAGTTTTTTACAGGATCCAGTATCTAGTTCCAGTTTAATACTCTACTTTAATAAAATAATATATCAATAATAAATACTAGTATATCTAGTTCCAGTATTCTGGGTAAAGTATAATTATTTTTTTGTTATACATATGTTCCACATGGAACGTTCTACATAAAAAAAGGAAGGTATTTCTACCCTCCTTTCTTATTTTTATATCTCCTTTTAGATTAGATATTTTCAAATGAAGCTCCTGTTGGAGTAATAATGAATTCTACATCAATGAATTCAAGAGAACGAGTTGGTTTGATGTAGATCTTACCTCTCATAGTGTTTGCGTCGATGTCTTCAGGATCGTTAGAAACTGTTACACGGAAATCATACAAACCTCTTTCTTTCTTAATTGCATCCAAGATAGGATTTACCAATCTTAAGAATTCGTTTCTTACTTGGTCATCATTTTGTTCAAACAATAATCTTACAGAAACCGCAGAAATTAACTTTCTTGCTCTCAATAGTAATCTTCTTACGTTAATTCTATCTAAAGCAGATTCTCTAACTTGTAAAGTTTTGTTACCCCAAATAATAGTACCTGTATCAGAGAATGTTGCAATTGGGTTGAT